GTGAAAGCAGTAGCTGTTCCACCTTTCTTCAATAAAGAAGTAAGAGGCACTGCATTAGCTGTTACAGCTTCTAAAGAATTTCGTGTTTTCAAAGAAACAATCATCATACGAACACCAACAGAAGAAGATGAAGATGCAGGTGAAGAATTATAATCAAACTTCATAAATCCGGATACCGTGAACCGCTGAGCTTTAATACGTTCTCCATTACGCTGATTATCTTCACTACCCTTAGAAATAGCAGGAAGGATTTGCGTCATATCTCCAGTACTATCAATACCTGAATTATACTTAATAAGACCAGCAGTAGAATTAGTATGATATGCTTGTTTATTCTCTGAATTAGCATGTATAACTTTCAACACTTTCTTTCTAAAGTTTGCATCACGAACACCTTTGACAGCTTTAGCTACCGTCTTGGGTTTCTTAGAACCCTTACGAGCATATTTTCGGCGTTTATTATTCCAAGCCATTATAATATTCCTAAAGAAAATAAATTTTTAGAAATATTTTTATTTTTAGTCTTCAGAGCTACCTTCTGAGTTTTCCACACGCATTTTTATGTATGTATAAACGTCGATTTCGTCACTCTTTGCCCCCTTGTTTATAAAATTAAAAAATAATTTTATAAAAATTCCCTAAAGGGAACAAGCATAAAGTTTTTATAAAATTATTTTTTAATTTTATAAACTGGCGGTGTCAAAGACTGCCTAAATGAGTTCATCCACACATAAAAAATTGTGAAGAACTTTATACTTGTCCCATTTGCTTAATTTCATCTATACGTCGTAATAACTCGACTGCATCATTGAAGTGAAAAAATAACTCTTGGGGATGCAAAATACTTGTGACGATAATGCGTTTGGCTAAAAACTGTCTTGTTGCACCTTTTGTCTCTACTTGACATGCATATCTATCAAGTTGTTCAAGTAACCGTTCATACATTTCTCGTGATGTATCTTTAATGTCATCGATAATCACATCCTCATGAGCATCATATCCATCCCACCATTTACCAGTGCCATTTGATTTACGATAGGGATTTTTTAACACTGCATAAGCCGTCTTAGTTTTACCACAACCTGACGCACCATATAACCAAACGACAGATGGTTTCCAATCTCGCGTCCGTTCTTTATATTTTAACAGCAATTCGGCAGTTTTCAAGGATTGGTAAGATGTTGCACTTTCGATAATATCTCTCATACCCTTACCTTCAACTATTTGCTGTTTTATTAAAATTATATCATTACGTTTTCCTTGAGCAGGTATCGTGCCAAATTCATAAAAATCTCCATCTTTTTCACAATATGCTTTATTCTCCAGGGCATTACCTTTCGCCACCTCAATATGAGACCCTTTAGGCAAAAGTTTTAGGAGTGTTGCAAATGACTTAGCATTCTCAAAATAGATATAACCTTGTAAATGGGGAGTTCCAGTAGAAGGAGCAACTTCTTTACCATAACATAAATACATAGATATTGTAGACAATTCATCTAATCTACCAATATCTTCCTCAGTATAATTATTGAGCGTTATACACCAACCTCTACTTCGGGTGTTCATATTACAATACTTAGATAATAAAATTTAGGAAATTGAACGCATTTCCTAAATTACACAGAAGTTTTTACACAGAAGTCGGGAAGGTAATACTATACTTCCCGAAGCTTCAAATTTAAAGAAATATTTATTTCAATATTTCTTTAAAAAACTATTCCTTAACTATCTTCATAAGTTAGTTGGGAAGTAAATTCCAATCCTAACTTTGTAGAAACAGTATCCGGCGAAGAACCGTCTAAATAAGAATAACCAATAAGCAAAAATGGATAATAATTTGTTGGATAAAATCCAGTATTAGTTCCATCATCATATTTTAAATCCTTATTCTTAACCTTAAGGTTAATCTTAAAAAATCGTATCAATTTAGACACATCACTTGTTACCCAACTGTTAGTAGGTGTACCAGTTGTATAAACCATATCCTGTTTCAAATAATAAACTTTATTAGAATGAACTGTAAACAGATCAGTATTTATAGGAGCAGTTAAATCACTTAATACACCAGTGAAAGCAGTAGCTGTTCCACCTTTCTTCAATAAAGAAGTAAGAGGCACTGCATTAGCTGTTACAGCTTCTAAAGAATTTCGTGTTTTCAAAGAAACAATCATCATACGAACACCAACAG